AACCACCGGCAAAGCACTGGACGGCATCGACCATCTACGTCAGTCTTTGCGCGATATTCTAACGACGCCCTTGGGCAGTCGGGTAAAGCGTCGCGATTACGGTTCGCGTCTATACCAGCTCGTCGACGCCCCCGGGAACCAAGAAACCATGCTGCAGATCTACGCCGCCACGGCTGAAGCCATTCGCCGATGGGAACCTCGCTTTGCGTTAACTCGGGTTATCGCGTCAGGCTACGGCACGGGTCAACTGGAGCTCACGGCGTACGGTATCTACAAGCCGGACGGCAGCGCCATCGCCGTCGACGGTCTGGTGGTGAACTGATATGGCTGGCGCTTTCACTGCGGTCGATCTCTCCCGCCTGCCCTTTCCTGGCATCGTAGAAACGCTGGATTTTGAGCAAATATTCCAGCAGGTGCTTGCTGACCTGGTCGCGCTTGACCCATCGTATTCCGCCCTGGTTGAATCGGACCCAGCCGTCAAGGTGCTGCAGGCCGTCAGCTATCTGTCGCTGCACCACCGCAATCGGGTGAACGAAGCCGCCAAGGGGGTCATGCTGGCCTACGCCATGGGCACGGATCTAGACCAGATCGCCGCGAACTACAACATAGCGCGCTTGCTGGTCACGCCTGGCGACCCGAACGCTATCCCTCCCACCTTCGACGTGTACGAGGATGATGAATCCTTACGGCGGCGTGTGCAGCTCTCCTTCGAAGGGTTCTCCGTCGCGGGGCCGATAGGCGCCTACATCTTCCACACACTGGGCGCGCATGGGCAGGTCAAGGACGCGTCAGTAAGCCGGCCAATACCCGGTACAGTCGCCGTGGCCGTGTTGTCCCGCCTGGGCGATGGCACCCCCGCCACCGAAGTGCTTGATGCGGTAACCGCGACCCTAAACGCTGAAGACGTACGACCCTTGAACGACACGGTTTCTGTCGTGGCCGCCACCATCGTCCCCTACACCATCGAGGCCACGCTGACCTTTTACCCGGGCCCGGACTCCGCCGTCGTGCTCGAGCAGGCACAAAAGGCCATTGAGGCCTACGCCGCGTCAATGCATCGCCTGGGCTTGGATATCACCTTATCGGGTATCTACGCCGCGCTGCACCAGGAGGGTGTCCAGAACGTGGAACTGACCTCCCCGACGGCAGAAATCGCCATCGACTGGAACGAGGCGGCCTACTGCACGGCAATCGAAATATTGACGGGGGGGGGCACATGAGTGAATTTCGCTCGGTCCTGCCCCGCAACGCGACCCAGCTCGAGCGAGACATCGAGCAGGTATCCGGCCAGGCCGTTAACGTGCCTATCGCGATTCGGGATCTGTGGAGCCCGGAGCGCTGCCCGGCCGAGCTGCTGCCCTGGCTAGCCTGGGCCTTCTCGATCGCTGACGAGGAAGGCTGGAGCTACGCCGAAAGCGAATCGGCCAAAAGGGCCTTGATTTCGCGCGCGGCGCAGATCCACCGCAAGAAAGGCACGATCTGGTCAATCCGGGAGATATTCCGGCTGCTTGGCCTGGGCGAAATCGAGATCCTCGAAAACGTGGGCCTGCTGCGCTATGACGGATCCAAGCTATATGACGGCCTGTACATCTACGGCGGCGACACCGAAAGCACCTGGGCGACCTACACCGTGATCCTGAACGCCGCCATTACCAACGACCAGGCCGCGACGATACGCAACATGCTCGAGGGCATCGCCCCCGCACGAAGCGAACTTGTCAGTCTTGAATACCAAGCCGTGCCGATTCGCTACAACAAGTCCGCGAAGTACGACGGAACCTATAACTACGGGAGCGCTTAACCATGGCGAATCTTACAGAAACCGCAACCTGGACCGCCGGGGTTTACCAGATAGAAACTTCTGATCCAGTGCTTGGCGGCCCCAGCGGCATCTCGAACCAACAAGCCAAAGACCTCGCAAACCGCACGGCGTACCTAAAAGAGCAGCTTGAAAGCAATCTGGACATGGACGCGGCCGCCGCGGGCGTGCTGGGTGTTAAGTTTGGCGGCACCGGACGCGATACATTGACCGCGGGCTCGTACCTGACCGGCGACGGCACCGGGGGCGTCGTGCTGAAGACCGCCGCGGAAGTTATGGCCGACCTGAAGGTCATTCCGTACTTTACTTCCGTACCCAGCACCAACGTGGCGCCCGTTGTGCACGTCGTGGGCCTGGGTGAGCTATGGTGGACCGAAACCGCGTACTTCACAGGATACCGGTCGCCAAAATGCGGGCGGTTGGAGTACGGCTGGACACCTTCCCCACTGCCGTTCCAAGTAAGTGCGGTGGGCGGCACCTGGACGACGGCGGCGCATGCTGGTCTGATAGCTCGATTCCAAGAGTCAGGGCTTGTCGTGCCCTTGGCCAGCTGGAAGGCCGGCGAATACATGATCGCCGATATGGGCTCAGGAAACTGGAAGGCGCCCGATATGCGCGACATGTTCTTGCGCTTCACCGGGACTGACGCTGACACTGCAAATGCGAGGCTGCTTGGTTCGAAACAACTGGATGATTACAAATCACATAATCACCCGATTCTTCAGTCCGTCGGCGCTCAATCAGGAACGCCGCAACAAGTCATCAATACAAGTGGGGCGATCACGGGTGGGGCGACATCAAATTCAGGCGGAGCGGAAACTCGCTCGGTGAATATGGCGTTGAATCCTGTGATTATTTTATAAATTAATTACTGGATTAAAAGCTGTATTTACGCCACGAGTTTCTGTCCCTCCGCTCGACCCCGTCCCTGTACCTGTTGCTGCGACAAGAGAAGACCCTAAAGTCACTCCGATTGACGTACCGGCTCCACCCGCGCCAGATGAATGCGCATGGGATTTGTATGCTTCCAGTTGCTTCGAACCAAGCAGCCTCGCATTTGCAGTGTCAGGGCCACATAACATTTTTCTCGCGTCGGGTAAAAGCCGAGAAAAAAAAATGTCATCGGGGTTTCCGGTCTCTTGATGTAGCACTAATGTTATGCAACCCACGCAAGATTAGATCGACGGCCATCGATTTGCGTGTCTTAAATTAGATCGAATTTTTCGATCCATAAACGCTCGGTTTTGCTGCACTGCAACGCTAAACCCCTTGAAAATAGGGAGGCCGATTTGGCATCATGGTTTTACCTTCTCTCCACAAGGACATGACCATGAAGCCACACCTGCACTCCCTGTTCCGTTTCAATCGCCCCGCAGTTCCGACGCTGCGCCAAGGGCTGGATCGATACGTCGATGAGATCAGCCCGACGAAGAAATGCGGCATCGGTAACGATAGGTCGCTGGCGAGAATGTGGCAGGCCACCGAGTACGCTGACTGGTCGATGAGCAAAGTTTCAGGGCCCCAGGTGGCGGCGGTTCGTGACGCGTGGCTCACTCGGCGCAAGCCCTCAACAGTCGTTCGTCGGCTGGCGCTGCTGTCGCATGTCTACACGACCGCGCAAATTGAATGGGGGTATCGCAAGCTTGAAAACCCGGTCAAGATGATCCGCAAACCGAAAGTGCGCGATGCCCGGGAGCGCCGGCTGTTTCCGGGCGTGGGAATCCCCGGCATCGATGGCAACGAGCTGGATTGGATCCTTCGGGAGACGCGATCGAAGTATGGCCCAGTGGCGTTTCAGGTGGCGGCGAAAACCGCGATGCGCCGCGGCGAAGTGGCGAGTCTGGACTGGAAATATGTGGATTTCGCAGCCCGCACCGTCCACCTGCCCGACACCAAAAACGGGCATCATCGTACCGTGCCACTTTCGCCCAGCGCGTTGCAGGTGCTCAGAAGTGTCCACGTCCAGGGTGCAACCGGGCCAGTATTCCCCGTCTCGGCTGGCAGCCTGACGCGCTTGTTTTCTCGGGCGACACGTCGCGCGCGATGCCGATATGAGGGTCTTTGCCAGGCGCACGGCATCCAGCCGAACCCAAAACTTTTTACCGATCTTCGCCTGCATGATCTTCGGCACGAGGCGATTTCGACCATGGCGCCGCACTTTCACGCTCACGAGCTCGCGAAAATCTCCGGGCATCGGGACACTCGGATGTTAATGAGGTATTACCACCCCGATCCGTCTGAGCTGGCAGACCGCTTGGCGGCAATTTAGCCGTCCGCGGAAAACCACCAAGAGGAAAACACGGCTCCGATGGCGCACTGTGACGCTTTATTGATGGATACACAGGACAACGCCATGGAGCCCACCCTCAAATCGTTCTACCAAACTGACGCCGGTGGCATTTATCTATACACCCAGTCGATGATCGACAAGCCAAATCTCGGGGTAAGTGTGCCCGTGCCGTCCATACCAGCCGGCAGCGTAGCCGTATGGGAATCTCCGTTGCACCCTGTGCTTGATTTTTTACGATGGGGCGAGGAAACCACCGGCCAGTGGACGATCAAAGAAGACAACCGCAAGGCTGATCTCTACAGCACCACAGACGGCGGCAAATTCGAAATCGGCGAAAACTACAACGGCCTGGGCCCGGTACCGGCGTGGCTGACTACCATCCCCCGACCTTCCGCCCTGCACACCTGGGTCGATGGTGCCTGGTTTGCAGACCAAAGCGCGCTTGACCAATTGGCGTACGAACAGACCAAGGCACAGGTAGACGCCAAGGTCGCTAGTGAAACGGCACGCGCCAGCACCAAAATCTTACCGCTGCAGGATGCAGTAGATCTGGGCATCGCCACTGAGCAGGAAACTATCGACTACAACGCGTGGCGCACCTACCGCGTGCTGGTCAGCCGTGTGCCCACCCAGGCAGAGTACCCACTGGCTGTGGCCTGGCCCATTGCGCCGGACGCATAAGGCGGAAATCCACCAAGAGGATTTAGGGCCAGCCGAGCCACAGAATACGGCCATCACTCTTTTCTATTTTCAGGAAAAAAGCAATGGCCGATACGTTCCTGCATGGCGTCGAAGTCCTCGACATTGACTCTGGCCCGCGGCCGATCCAGACAGTACGTTCAAGCGTAATCGGTCTGATCGGTACCGCACCGGATGCCGACGCAACTAAATTCCCCATCAACACCCCTGTGCTGATCGCAGGCTCGCGCCGTGAAGCTGCAGCCTTGGACATGACCGGCGCCGGAGAAGGCACCCTGCCCTCGGCAATGGACACCATCTTTGACCAGGTCGGCGCCGTCGTCATCGTGGTCCGCATCGAGGAAGGTGAAACGGAAGCCGAAACCACTGCCAATATGCTGGGCGGCGTGGATGCGATCACCGGCCAATACGAGGGTGTGCATGCTTTCGTCGGTGCTGAGAACATCGTCGGCTTCGCCCCGAAAATACTTATCGCCCCCGGGTTCACCCAAACACGCAGCACGAACGGCGTCACGTCCATCAGCGTATCGGCCGGCGGCAGCGATTACACCGTCGCCCCCACCGTTTCAATTTCCGGCGTGGGCACCGGCGCGGAAGCGATCGCCATCCTGACCGGTGATGCCGTGAGCGAGATCCGCATCGTCAAACCAGGCAGCGGCTACACCTCGGCGCCTACCGTAACCCTCACCGGCGACGGCACTGGCGCAACTGCCACCGCCACTACCGGCGATGTAGCCAATGCGGTCGCCTCGGAACTGGTCGGCATCGCAGAACGTTTGCGCGCAGTGATCCTGACCGACGGCCCGAACACCAACGACGCGGACGCGATCGCCTACCGGGGCGACTTCGGCTCCAAGCGCGTTTTCGTGACGGATCCCAAGGTCATCAAAACCGACGGCGACGGCAACCTTGTGCAAGCCTGGGGCAGCGCGGTATGGGCTGGCCTGATCGCTAAATCGGACAACGACCGCGGCTGGTGGTGGTCCCCTTCGAACATGGAGATCAACGGCATTCAGGGCACGACCCGTGCCATCGACTTCAAGCTCGGGGACGCCAATTGTCGCGCCAACCTGCTGAACGAGAAGGAAGTCGCAACCATCGTTCGACTGGACGGCTTTCGCACCTGGGGTAACCGTACCTGCTCGTCGGATCCCAAGTGGGCCTTCCTGTGTGTCGTGCGCAGCGCCGACATGATTAATGAGTCTCTGCAGCAAGCCCACCTCTGGGCGGTCGACCGTGGCATCACCAAGAACTACGTGACCGACGTCATCGAGGGTGTGAATCGCTACCTGCGCAGCCTGGTTGCCAAGGGCGCCATCTTGGGCGGACAGTGCTGGATTGACCCCGACCTGAACACCCCCGACCAGATCACGCAAGGCAAGGTCTATTTCGATTTTGACTTCACCCCAGTGTACCCGGCAGAACATATTACGTTCCGCTCCCACCTCGTCGATAACTACGTCCAGGAGATCTTCTAATGGCAGCGCGCGACGTAATCAAGAATTTCAATGTCTTCGTCGATGGCCGTGGTTACGCCGGCCAAGCCGAAGAGTTCACGCCCCCCAAGCTAACTCTTAAAACCGAAGAGTTCCGCGGCGGGGGCATGATCGCACCAATCAAGCTCACGATGGGTATGGAGGCGATGGACTCCGACTTTACCCTGATCGCGTACGACCGCAACATCCTGGCCATGTTCAACGTAGTCGAAGGCACGCAGACGCCGTTCGTCTTGCGCCAGGCCATCGAGTCGTATGACGGCACGATTACCCCCGTTGTGCACACGATGACGGGCAAGGTCACCGAAATCGATCCAGGCACCACCAAGGCCGGCGACAAGGTGTCGCTCAAGATCAGCATGAACCTGAGCTACTACAAGCTCGAACACGGCGGCACGGTGATTCACGACATCGACGTTGAGAACATGATCCAGGTGCTCAACGGCGTGGATCTTATGGAGGCGACGCGCGCGGCGCTGGGAATGTAAACATGGCAAAAACCGAAGCAACCCCCGACTACCTTAAAAAGGGAGATGGCCACACCGTCATCACCCTGAACCGGGCCGTCAAGATCAACGGCATCGATGCGAATCAGCTCACGATGCGCGAACCGACCGTTGCGGACCAGTTGGCCTCGGAAAAGATGAACGCCGAGGATGGCGAGGCCGATTGCACCTACATCGCCAATCTGTGCGGCATTACCCCAGACGAAATCAAAAGCCTGACGCTTCGCGACTTCAAACGTCTGAAGGAAGCCTTCGAGGGTTTTATCGATTAAGTGCGCCCAAGCTTCGCCAGGGCGTACTTGCTTTAGCCAGCTACACCGGCTGGTCTGCGGCGGAGATTCTAGGGATGTCGATTTCCCGCTTCCTTTGGTGGCTCGACGGGTTACGAAAAGATGGCTAACAAGCGCTTAAATACGACCATTACCATAGGCGGCTCGATAACGAGCGGCCTTAAAAGCGCGTTCTCGTCCACCGAAAAGCACTTAACCAGCCTGGGTCGCGGCGTCACGCGACTGAGTAAAGAGCAGCGTCTGCTGGGCAACTCCATCCAAACCTTCGGCAAGCTCGGCAAGAACGTCGATGGCCTGCGCGCCAAGTACGCCAGCGTTACAAAGGAGCTCGAGCGCCTGCGTAAAGCGCAAGATCGGGCCCTGCGGCTGAACAACGCGCGCACCGCCAACATTTCGCGCCGCGGCGAGCTGCGCGGCCAGATGTTCGACACCGTCGCGCTGGGCGCCGCCGCAGCCGGCCCCGTACTCATGGCCGTCAGCTTTGAAACCGCTATGCTGGGCGTCGCCAAGCAGTTGGACGGCGCGCGCGACGCGTCCGGGAAGCTGACCAAGAAATACTACGATATGGCCGCCGGCATCCAGCAGCTCGGCCGGGAATTGCCAGTCTCGACCAACGCGATCGCCGAAATGGTGGCCGCGGGCTTGCGCATGGGTGTGGCCTCGGACGAGGTTCTGGACTTCGTACGCGCTACGTCGCAGATGTCCACGGCGTTCGAACTACCCGAAGGCGAGCTCGCGGAAAACATGGGCAAAATCGCCAACCTGTACAAGATCCCCATTCCAAGAATCACCGAACTGGCCGATACGATCAACTACCTAGACGACAACGCCATCTCCAAGGGTGGCGACATTATCGACTTCCTGCAACGCACCGGGGGTGTGGCGGGAGCCGTCAAGATCACCGGCAAGGAAATGGCCGCGCTGGGCTCCACGCTGTTGACCTTGGGCGAGTCGTCCGAAACATCCAGTACTTCGGTCAACGCGATGTTTGCGCGCCTGGCTGCGGCTACGAAAGGCACGAAGCAGTTTAAAGAGGCCATCGGCGAGATCGGCCTTTCGCTGACTAAAGTGCAGTCCGGGATGCAAACCGATGCCATGGGCACCATGCAAAAGGTGTTTGAGGCGATTTCAAAGCGCAACCCGAAAGACCACCTGGGTCTGCTTGTGCAACTGTTCGGACGCGAACATGCGCCCAAACTGGTCAAGCTTGTCACAGGTGTGGGCGAACTGCACCGTCAACTCGAGCTTGCCAACGGCGAAGCGGCCAAGGGCAGCATGGGCCGGGAGTTTGCTGCGCGCATGGAAACGACGGCCGCGCAAGCCACAATCGCAAAAAATCGATTGGCGGAGCTCGCGGTTAACCTGGGTTCGGTACTGCTCCCTACGCTCAATAGCCTGATGGGCACGTTGGGGCCCGTGGTATCCAAGACGGCCACCTGGGCAACAGAAAACCCGAAGCTGACTAAAGTCATCGTTGGCACGGTCACCGCACTGGTCGGCCTGAAGGTGGCCACCCTCGCCGGCGCGTACGCCTTCACGTTTCTGAAGGGTGGCGTCCTGAACACCTTGCTCGTGTTCAACCGGCTGCGCACCGCGTTGCCGCTCGTCGGCCGTGGCATCGCCCTCATTGGCCGCGCGTTGCTGCTGAACCCCATCGGGTTGACTGTTACCGCGATCGCGGGGGCGGCCTATCTTATTTACAAGAATTGGGAACCGATAAAGGGCTTTTTTACCCGGCTATGGGACGAACCAAAAAAGACGCTGGGGGAGGTGTGGGAATGGTTCAAAAGTACCTTGTCCTGGACCCCGTTGGCCATGGTGGCCAATAACTGGGAGCCGATCAAAGGTTTCTTTACCAGGCTGTGGGCGGACATTCTAAGCGTGTTCAACAACACCATAGGGAAGATACAAGGCGCCATTACGTCAGTCAGCACGGCGTGGGGCGATGCCAAGGCGAAAGTCGGGGGCGCCTGGCAAAGCACAAAAAGCTTCTTTTCTTTGGGGGGTGACGACACCCCCAGCGCAGACAACACGGTCGCCGCTGCGGCGGCTGCAGGCCGGGCGGGCAACACCAACTACACCGACAACAGCCAAGTCACCCTACAGATCTCGCAAAAGCCGGGCGAGTCTCAGGAAGCCCTCGCACAACGTATCATGCGCGAGCTTGAGAAACGCAAGCAGGTAAACCAAAGGTCGATGATGGTTGATCCTGTGGGGGCGAACTGATGCTCGGCATTGCGCTCGGATTCGCGCCCATGCTCATGCTGGGCTCTTTCAGCTTCAGCACCAACACGGCGGCTTACCAAAACCTGACTCGGCGCGCGCAATTCGGCTGGCCAACGCAACCTCGTTACGGTGGCGCGCCCGCGGCGCAATTCGTTGGGCGTGAGCTTGAGGTCATCGAACTGGACGGCTGGATCCCGACGACTTTTCGAGCAGGCCACAACCAAATACAGCGGCTGCGAGATCTCGCCAATTTAGGCACCCCTCACCTACTGATTGATGGCGTCGGGCGCATCCTCGGCGCCTGGAGCATTCTAGGCATCGAAGAAACCACAAGCAATTTTGCCGCCTTTGGTCTTGGCCAGCGGCAGGACTTTCGCATCTCGTTGCAGGAATACGCTGATGACCTCCCAACAATATAGGACGCGCGACGGCGACACGCTGGACTATATCGCCAACAAAGTCTACGGATCCACAGACGCCACCGAGCAGCTGATCGAGGCCAACCGCACGATCGCCGACCTGGGCGTCGTACTCCCCGCCGGGGTGATCGTCGAGCTACCCGAGATCGTGCTCGAACAAAAGAAACAAGGGGTCAGGCTATGGGATTGACCCCTATGTATCGGATCGTCGCCAACGAGGACGACATCACTACCATCATCCAGCAGCGGTTCCAGTCGCTGCGCATTACCGATGACCTGGGTTTCGAGTCTGACTTACTCGAGCTCGCGCTGGCCGATCACATACCCGCCTACCCTATAGCCATCCCGCCCACTGGCGCCGAGCTGCAGGTGTACTTGGGGTACGACAACGACCTGCAGCTGATGGGGCTGTACGTGGTCGACGAGGTCGAGCTGTCGGGCTGGCCTGGACAAATGACCATACGTGGACGCGCCGCCCCGTACGACGCAACGAGCAAGGGTGGCAAGACCAGTTTGCAAAGCCAGAAATCACGCAGTTGGGAAAAAGGCTTGCAACTGGGCAACGTGGTGCGCACCATCGCCCGCGAGCATGGCATGGAGGCGGCTATATCGACGTCGCTGGACTCCATTGTCCTGCCGCATTTCGACCAGACCGAAGAGTCTGATCTGTCGTTCCTGGTTCGTCTATCCAAACGGTACGACGCCATCGCTAAGCCGGGAGGCGGCAAGATCATTTTCGCCAAGCGCGGCGAAGGCAAAACGGCCAGTGGGCAGGATCTCGAGCCGGTCACGCTCAAGGCCACCCAAAGCACGAACTACAGCGTCACGATTGCGAAAAAGGACGCACCCGGTACCGTGATCGCGTACTGGCACAGCAAAAAGAACGCCCGTCGCATACCCATAACACTGGGCAAGGGCGAACCGACGCGGCGGCTGCGCCACTGGTACCCAGACGAAGAGGCGGCACGCGCTGGTGCCCAGGCCGAACTGGATAAGCGCGCCCGGGGGGAGCACAAGGTCACGATTACCACCCCTGGGGACACGCGCTTTCAAGCCGAAGGCCTGATCGACCTGGCCGGCTTTCGCGAAGGCGTAGCCGGGCAATGGCTGATCACTCGGGTTGAACACAGCCTGAGCGACGCCGGCTATGTGTGCGCTCTGGAGGCCGAGAAGCCAAACCAAGACAGTGAATCTGACGACGATGACCCCGACCAACCCTGACACAAGGAAACCGCATGGAACCAACTTCTAGCGCAGCATCGGCCGGATTCTACCTTGGCGCCATTGCGATCACGTCGATCATGCCAGGCGTGAACGGCGATGCCCTGATTGGCGCATTCGCCGGAGCGGTCGTGTTCGCCGTGCACGCCAAAGACACATCTATTGCAAAACGCCTGATCTACATGGTCGTGTCGTTCGTTATCGGCTATTTTGCCGCCCCTGAGGTCATGCGCCTGTCAGGTTTGCAAAGTTTCACGATTGCCGCCTTTGCGGCCTCGGCGACTGTTGTGACCGCAGCCCTGGCCGGCATTGAGAAAATCAAAGCCTTTGACCTCTCTACGCTCTGGAAAAGGGGGTAATGATCATGCTTATTGCCCTGATTGTAGTGATTTCAAACGCGTTAACAGCGGGCCGCCTGATTCTTTACCAGCGCCGCGGCGCCCGATATCGACCAGTTATTTCGCTGCTGGCTTACCTATTGATGGTGTGCTCATTCGGCCAGGTGGTCGATGTATTGGTCAACCATGCGCCAGTATCGGCCTGGCAGGCGGGCATGTCGGTTGTCGTCGCCGCGCTCGTGCTACGCGCACGTGGCAATGTGGCGTGCATTGTGAGGATCGTGTCGTGATTAACTTGCTAAAGCGCTTACTGGCGGCGCCGCAATCTACACAAAGCGCAACGATACTGGCAGCCCCGCCTTTGCCGGGCGCTGTCGTTACTTTCGATACCGCGTTCGAACGGCTGATCGGCCACGAAGGCGGGTACGCCGACCACCCGGACGACCCCGGCGGGGAAACCAACTGGGGCATTACGCTGCGCACTGCACGCGAATCCGGGTACTTCGGCAACATGCGCGAACTGACGCGCGACCAGGCCAAAGAAATCTACCGCACGGCCTATTGGGGGCGCGCTCGTTGCGACGAGTACGACGGCGCTATCGCCTTCCAAGTGTTCGACGCGGCGGTCAACCACGGAATTGGCAACGCCATCCGGTTCTTGCAGCGTGCTGCGGGCGTGGCCGACGACGGCGCCGTGGGGCCGGTGACCATGGCGGCCATCAAAGCCATGACAGTCACCGACGTGCTGGCCCGCTTCAATGCGGCCCGGCTGAACTTCTACACACAGCTTTCGACCTGGCCCAGCTTCGGCAAGGGTTGGGCCCGGCGCGTGGCGGGGAATCTTAACTATGCTGCTGACGACGCTTAAAGCCCTGGGGGGCAAGGTGTGGGGTTACGTGCTGTTGGCCGGCGCCTTAGTGGCTGGCCTGATCGCCCTGCGGCAGTCCGGCAAGTCGGCGGGCCGCGCCGACGTGGAACGCGAAATGAACCAGCGGGCGGCGGCCGCCCGAAAGGAAGCACGCCATGTGGCTGATACGGTCGATTCGATGGGCGACGATCCTGTCGCTAGTAAGCTTAAATCTGATTGGGTGCGCCGCGACGGTGCCGGCGGCTGACTATTGCGAAATCGCCACGCCTATCTATTTCGATTCCGCTGCCCAGGTGGATGCTACCCCCGCGACGGTGCGCCGGCAGATTCTGGAAAATAACGAAACCTGGGCCGCGCTCTGCCGGTAAAACGGGCGTGGAGTAGGCCAGGACTGAATCCAGCCGAACCGGAATCGTCAGGCAAAAATTGCTACAAAATTGCTATAGCAATTCAACAACGCATTGATTAATAATAATTTTTCGTTGTTAAATTCTCCATTAACTACGGAGACGTAAGCCGGTTATTTTATCAGGACTTGCGGGCATACCCGATGCCGTCCCCAAACCCTACGCCCCGGCCGCCGCCAAACCGGCCGATACGCACCCGCCGCGCCCGCGCAG